GGAACACCTGTACAGATATTGGGTGAGAAAGGTGTTGTTAAGGGACACTTTGGGTGGTTAGCAATACACGAAAGAAAAGGTGGTAAAGCTAAGTTAACACCAGAGGTTGATAAACTATTCATTGATATCGAAGCAACGTCAAAGGAAGAGGTTGAAGAAATAGGTATCTACGTTGGGACACCAATTGTATACGATACACAATTCAAAGAAAGAAATGGTAGATTTATTTCAAGAGCCTTAGATAATAGAATTGGTGGGTATATGATTGCACAAGTTGCAAAGAAACTAAAAGATAAGAATATTGAGTTACCATACTCTTTATATATTGTTAACGCAGTTCAAGAAGAAATTGGTTTGGTAGGTGCACATATGATTGCAAATTCTATTAAACCAGATGTGGCAATTATTACAGATGTATGTCACGATACATCAACACCACTTATGAACCCTGTTGAGGCTGGTGATACAAAATGTGGTGAAGGTCCAGTGTTATTTAGAGGTGCAGATATTCAACTTAATCTACATAAGCAAGTTGTGGATGTAGCAAAGAAAAAGAAAATCAAATTCCAAAGAGGAAGTTATAACGGAAACTCTGGAACAGATACTGGAGCATTTTATAAGGCAAATGGTGGTGTTGCTTGTCAGTTGATATCACTACCTTTAAAGTATATGCACACAACCGTTGAAACGGTACATGAGAGTGACGTTAAAGAAGTCATCAAGCTTATTTATCATACATTATTGTCTATTGAAGATGGACAAGATTTTAGATACATTAAATAACATTTTTTTTTAAAAAATTAATTATGGGGATTTTAGAATTTTATTTTTTCATCATTATAATGGGGCTTAACCTAAGTGTAGGTGTTAAGTGTTTAGTTGATTATTGTAAATCAGATACTATAAAATCATACGCAATTAACTTAATGTTATCAACACTAAACTTTGGTGCCTTTTTATTAGTATTGTTTACTATCGTAGTACCAACTGTATTTTAATTGAAGGTTAATCAGATAATCAAACCCCATATCTAATTGTATGGGGTTTTTTTATTTATTATTCAATATTTATTAGTATGGGAAATAATGTTGTAAAAAAATTATTAAAGGAGAGTCTTCATATAGAGTCATTATTAACAGAACTTAATGATGAATTGGATTTCTCATCATTTAAAATGAATGATGACCTACAACCAGATATCTGGGATTCTGAAGGAAATATAAAAGAGGATATTAGAACTAATTTAATTAAGATTGCTGATGATTATTGGAAATCTTTAGATTTAGGTTTTGACTACGAAGATATCACACTTACTGGTTCTTTAGCAAACTATAATTGGTCTAAATATTCTGATGTTGATTTACATATTATATTTGATATTAACAAACTTGGTGATAACAAAGAAATGGTTAAGGATTTATTGGATGTGAAAACAAGAAAATGGAACTCAGACCATGATATTACCATTAAGGGGTTTGAAGTTGAATTATATTTACAACCAGAAGACCAACCACACCATTCAACAGGTGTTTATTCACTAACTAATAGTGATTGGGTTTTAGAACCAAAAAAAGAAGATATTTCACTAGACAAAGAAACAATTAGAAAGAAATACAAAGAGTTTGTTAAAAAAGTAAACGATATAGAAAAAGATAAGAACAACCAAAGTGTTATTGATAGAATAGATAAACTAAAAGATAAGATTAAAAAGATGAGGAAAGCTGGTCTTGAGACTGGTGGTGAATATAGTGTTGAGAATATTGTCTTTAAATTACTAAGAAGAAATGATATAATGGAAAAGCTTGGTAACTTATCAACAAATGCTTATGATGATGAATATACAATAGACGAGGAACTGTTATGAAAGAAAGAATAAAAATATTACTTAGAGAATCTACCAAGAAAGGTAAGATGCAATATCAAATTAGATATATTGATGGTCCAGTATTTTATAAGAGAACAGAGGGTGATGATAAATGGTCATTCACAACCGCTGAAGAATTCGCTAATGATGTATGTGATGGTGAATTGGTTAAATGGGATAAAAAAGAAAAATAAAAATGAAAAAACTTAGTCTTATATTTGAAGAGTTAATAATGGAATTAACAGCATCTGAAATCAGAGAAAAATACTACTCTGATATAGATGAAAAAGAATTTAATAAAATTGTTTCAGCTGACCCAAAGACAAAAGTTAAAGGTGATGAAGTTAAGAAGATTGGTAAATACGCTAAAATACTTCTTGATATGTTTAAGAAGGACAATCTTAAACTAGAAGATTTACCAAAAGCAAATGAATACTTATCAATTGTTTATAAGAAACAATTACCACTTAAGGCTAATATGATTAAGACATTACCAGACATGTATGATGTCATTAAAGACTATGTTGTACAAGCTGGTGAAACAAATGTGACAAAGTTAGTTGATTCTTTAGAAGAAGAAGATTATGAATTATTACATAATGGTGAGAAGTGGCTTGTATTTAAACCTAAGACTGAAAAGGGTGCTTGTACTCTAGGTTCGGCAACTGAATGGTGTACAGCATGGGGTAAACATTCAACAAACCCAAAATATAAGGGTAGGAATAATATGTTTAACCAATATGGTAAGAGCGGTACGATTTATACTATCATTAATAAAAAAGATAATACTGACAAGTATCAATTTCATGTTGAGAGTGCTCAATATATGGATAAGAATGATAGACAAATCAATGTGTCTAACTTCTTAGATAATAACGAAGAGTTATTATATTTCTTTAACCCAGAATTAAAGGGTGATATGAGTAACATTAGTGATGATGATTTGGATTCTATGATTAATAGAAAATTAATCACCAATAACGCCAGAACTTGGGTTATCGATGAATTGGTTAAACGTAATGCTACAAAACCAATAGTTAATTTATTATTAAAGTCTGAAGAAGAAGATGATTATGATGAAATTAATAAGCAATTATCATCAGACCTTCAAATAAGTGATATGGTTAGAGATGACATTGAATTTAAAAATCTAGATGACCCAGACTTATCGATATATGATAGTCTTGGTGGTTATTATAATGACCCAGATGTTTATATTGACGATGAAGAACCAGGCTACTATTATGATAACTCAATTGAAGAAATATTCAACCAAAAGAAAGATGACCTAGAAATTAAATTTAACATTGAAGGGTTAGATATAAAAGAATTCTTAGAATACCTTGAAGACCAGAAAGCTGGTGTTGATTATAGTGATGGTGTTTATGATAAAGACTTTTTAAATAACTTAATAATTAATTCAGACAAGAAGGGTAAGGTTTTAGAAAAAATAAATGAGATTATCTATGATGCGACTTATGAAGCTAATAGAGAAGCTAATCAACAAGTAGCCAATAAATCTGACGGTTTATTTAGTATAAGTCGTAATGAGATTGAGAAATCAATATTTATGCTTTTCTTGATTAGATATGATGAGTATGATATGGATGAATTTAAAGATTTCCTATCAAGCACCTTCCAAATCCCAGTCGAAGATTATGAGATTTATGAAGAGGTTAGAGAATTAGAAAATCAAATTCTTAATGTAGATATTAATCAGATAGTAGATGTATATGATGATATTGAAGATGATATTGTTGAACACTTTATAGAGCAGTTTGAAGATGAGATTATTGAGTTCCATCATGAAACTGGTGATGACGAAGAAACTAAAGATTGGTTTAAAAACGTATCTGGTGATGAATATCATTCAGATTTATCTAACGCTAGAGAGTTACTACATAATATGGTTCATAAATACACTGATAGTTATAGTATGTACATGTCAGATGCTTACAGAACACTACAGATTTATGATAGAAAGATAAACATACCGAAAAAGACTGTATACATTCATTTCCAAGATAATATGACACATAAGGACTTTAGTGGTTATGTTAGAATAGACCAACTACCAAAGTATATTACTTACGGAACTAAGAGTGGACCATTCTGGGATAAGTTAAGTAAGATTATGACAGACATGAAGTTGGATATGAGTAAGGATAGTTTCGAAAACGAAATGGTTAAATTAAGAATTGATTATTCTAAGTTTAACTTTGAGAAAGAAGAGATATTCATTGAATTAACGGATAAGAAAAGTGGTAAGACTATGAGTGGTATGGTTAAGATAGAAACATTACCAACACAGTTTTCAAATTATAAGTTATTTGAAGTGATAAATAGATTTAAAGATTTGTTATAAGATGAAAAAATTGATTAAAAAATTACTTAATGAATCAATAAGGGAAACTAAGGGTTTTAAACTGTTAACTGAGAGAGAGAATAGGGTAAAGGCTAATAGACTTTTATTAATTTTAGAAAAAGAAATAAAAGTTGGTGATAAGTTAACCAAAAAATTAAGTAATATCAACACACCTCTTGCTAAAAAATTATTAGCGTTCTTTAATAGTGATAAGATTAAAAATGATGCTAATGTTGATTACGTTGATTATGATAAAAAGAATGAAAAGTTAATCACTCTAGGTTATAGAGATATGAACGGTAAGGTTAAGGAAAGACTTTTTAAAATAAATAAACTTATTAAATATTTAGGTAGTGATATTAATGATATTAAGGATTATGAAATAGAAGACCTTATTAGTCACCTTAAAAAAGCTGATACATCACAATTAAAAATGGTTGAGGGTGATGATATCCTTAAAGCATATCATTGTGAGAATTATGAAGACGGTGAAACAATGGGTTCTTGTATGAGATATGATTACGCTCAAGAATATCTTAAAATTTATACTGACAACCCTAATGAAGTTAAATGTCTTGTGTTATTAAACCCAGAGACTAACAAGGTTAGAGGTAGAGCACTAATTTGGCATATGGATAATGACAAATACTTCATGGATAGGGTTTATACGACAAATAAAGAATATAACACATACTTCAATAACTATGCTGAAGAAAACGGTATTAGCAAGAGTGCTAATTCAACAGTAACACTTGAAAATGGTGGTGAATATGATACATACCCATACATGGATACATTCCAATACTATCACCCAGAAAGTGGTAGTCTAGCCGCTGATGGTAGTGAAGTAGAAGGTTCGATTCGATTACAAGATACTAGTGGTGGTCATTCAGAAGCTGGGGTTTATATTGAATACGGTGACCATGAAGGTGAAACTGTAGATGAAGACGAAGCCTATTATATATCATACAGGACACCAGATGGGTATAGAGAAGGGTACGCACATCAAGACGATATAACTATTATAGATAGTGAAGTTTATTTAATGGATGACTGTATTAAAACGTATGATGATGAATGGGTTTATAAATATGATGATTATTCATTTCCAATAGAATTAACTGCTGGTAGGTATGAAGGGGAGTATGCCAAATTAGATGACACCGTAGAACTAGAACATAATTATTATGGTGAAGGTCAATATATAACAACTGAGGATGATTATATACGTTTAGATGATGATATTTACGAAATACCACATGCTCTTACTGATGATACTGTAGAAACATATACTGATAAGACGATATTAAAAGCTGATGCTATAAGACTTTACGAACCACACTATGGTGAATATAATTATGGTCATCCAGAAGAAGCGACTAAGGTTGATATAAAAGACTATGGTGAAGCATGGGTATTAGACGATGATTTAGATGAATTCCAAGAAGAGGGTCTTATAGAATCAAAATCGAATATTATGACAGAAAATAAAAAAACAATAAAGAAATTACTTAAGGAAAGTTTAAAAGGTAAGGTCTTATTCACTGAAGCTACCGAAAACGAACCATGCGATTGTTGTAAATATTTTGACATGGATAGCGTTAGCATGTTTACTGGGATGGAACACCCAATCTATTCTATACTATCTAAGGGTAAAATTGAGAAATTGATGTATATCAACCCTAAACAATACATATATAAGATTGCACATGGTTTTGGTGGTTTAAGTTATGTTGACGTTGTTGATTCTGGTGCAGTTAGCAAAGAAAACGTAATAAAGTACGCTGAAGCTATGAAGAATGGTGACAAGTTCCCAGTAGGTTATTACACGGAAGATGGCTCTGGTCAAGAAGGGAGACATAGAGCGTTAGCCTTAATGAGTCTTGGTTGTGAACAAATGCCAGTGGTGGTTAAGAGCGAGATTTCCAGGGATGAAATGGATGACTTTGTAAATCAACATAAACATATGACCTATGAAGAATTAAATGACTTGTTTAAGGGTAAGGGTTATCATGGTATTAGTGGTCTTGATTGGAGGGAATTTAAAAATTATATAGAATATAGATTATAAACTTTAAGAAGTTATTGTAATATTTATAAATAAAAACTGTTATGAGAAGATTTGATAAGAAACATAATATTGAAAAGGCTAACTTACTAGCTGAACAAAGATACCTTGAATCGAAGGGTTTAATAAACGAAGATGAAACAGCACCATATGATGGTAACATACCTATGAGACCATTAACTGATGAAGAAAAAAAAGACATTATTAAGTGGGTTGAAGATTTTAAAAAGAAAAATAGATATTTTGACCCATACCAAGATTTTGCTTTTGATTATATTAGCGGTACAAAACATCATCGTATTGCTACCGTAGCTAATTTAGATAATAAATCTAAAAATAGTTTATGGGGTGTTAAGATACCAGAAGACGCTTGGCCAGGTAAAATCATTGGTAATATGAATTATACTGATGCGTATAAAAAAGGTGAAGCAGACAAACAAAGTAGAGCTTTATATGAAGGTGATAAAGACATGTTATTTGAAGAAAGGTTTAACGACCTATTTAAATTCTTAGACGCTAAAGACCCTCAAAAAATGTCTCAAGGTAATGTTTACTATACAGCACCTCTTGGTAGTTCATATATGAATAAGTATATAAAAGACGAGGAAGGTAATAAAACACTTAACCCATATTATGGTAGGATACTTAAACACACAGTATTCATGTTTGGTTGGGCAGACACTTATAAAAGAGCTGAAGAAAGAAGAACTGGTGGTGATGTTGAATTAGGTGCTAGAAGCGGACAATATGATAAGGTTAAGGGATATGATGTACTAGAAGAAGGTAAAAGTGGGTATTATTTACCAATACTACCAACAGGTTCTGAATATAGTTTCACATATGTTGATGATAACGGAAACCAAGAACCAATAGAAAAAGAAGAAGTTAAAAAATATACAAAACCACCTAGACCATCAGATGGTAAATCTAAATTTAGACCCCTTATGATTAACAGGATATCTAAAATAAAAGGTGGTGGAAATGAATGGATAAACCCAAAACCTGAGTTCGAATACATGGGTCCAGGTAACGTTAATGAAAATGTTAGTGATATATCAGAAGGTCCTGATGATTTTAAGTTAATGGCCAACTTAATAGTTACTAGAATTGCTAGTAAAGAGGTAGAGGCAGAAGAGTTCTTTAATTATTTAATAAATAATAAAGAAGAAGTGTTAAACTTCGTTAGAGGTCTTGATAGTGATATACCAGAAAACCCATACTTAAAAATCCTTATGTTAAACCCAAAAGAAAGTTTAAGATTATTAAATGTATAACTATTATTATATGTTATGGCTAATAACGTTAGAAAATTAGGTATAGAAAAGAAAGTTAACGTAGATAAAGACTTTGACCACTATTATGACATGTATAAAAGCAAAGCTGAAGAGCAAGGTTATAATGGTGATATAAAGGTTTTAAAAGAACATGGTAAAATTATATTCTACGTTGAGTTAGAGTACTAACTCAAATTATTTATTTTATATCGTGTAAAAAATATCAGAATAAATTTGATAATTCGGATTATTCATATTATATTTGTTTCATGAAAGAGACAATCAAAGAAATCCTTAGGGAAGGTAAAGAACCAACTCTATATACTAGTGTAGTACTAGACGATAATTCTAGAAAAGAATTATTAAAATCAATTACCAAATTTATTCCAGAAGGATGGAAAGTTATAGGTCACCACATGACTATATATTATGGTAAAGAATCTATTATTAAAAATGAAGTTCCAGAACTTATTGATAAAGTTACCCAAGACATAAAAAATAATGTAACAGCCGACATTAAAGTAATTGGTATTGGTTTATCCGATAAAGCTATGGCTGTTAAAGTAGAAGGATACCCATCAAAAAATGAAATACCACACATAACAATAGCTGTTAATGAAGCTGAAGGTGGTAAACCAGTAATGTCAAACAATATAACTAACTGGTTTGGTTATGGAGGTGATTTAAACCTTTCTGGTAAGGTAGTAGAAAAAATATTTAATTAAATAAACAATATTATTATGAAGATTGATGAAAGACACGATGATTTAAGTCAAAAAATATTTAAAATGGGTCACGCTTTATCCAAAGAAGGTATCAATAAGAATGATTATGTGATTACCAGTGTTGGTAATTTTATGATATTAATTAGTGGTTTAATTTATGATGAGAAAGATATAAATTTATTTAGTGAATTGTGTGCTATGTTTTCAGCTAAAAAAGTTATGGAAGCAAAAGATTCTCAAGTTTTTAATGATTTAAGAGATATGGATGAGGATGAGATTATTAAAATGTATGAGAAAATGAAGGAAGACATGACTAACCCAACTGAAAATGATTTGGGGTTTGACTTGAATGATACTGAAGATGAGGACGATGAAGATTTATAATTATGATTAGAGTTTATTGGAATAATATTAATAGTTGTTGGTTTGCGAGTAAATCGAATAAAGAAAACAGTATCAACGATGAGTCATTTTGGTCTATTTTAAATAATAACCACACGTTCAATGATTGTTTGCTAGATAAGGGTCATGAATATAAATTTAAATTATACAACGATTCAGCAAGTCTAGTAAGTGTTAAAAATTTAGAAAAGTCTACATATCTAAGTTCAATAAATTTATATATGGTTTCAGAATCTATAGGTATTCCTTTAGATGATAAAAAATTAAATAATTCTTTTTTATAATGATTAAAATAATATTAAGCAACCCTTATTTATCTTCTTTAATTGTCTTAATAGCACAATTAATTTTCATATATTTAAAAACTGTGAATGTTATTTATATCTCAGAGAGAAAGTTAATACCAGCAATACTAAGTGGAAACGGTATTGGTCTTTCATGGCTCATATCAATGTCTGTTGGTATAAGTTCAATATTAAATGGGGAATTATTACCTATATCTGCGTTTTTAATCGGTGGAAGTATAGGGACTTACCTAGGGATTAAAAAAGAAAAAGTAAAAAATAATGAATAATGTTGATTATTAAAGTTTTATTAATTATATTTGTAAAAAAATTAAAGTATTATGATGTACACAATGGAAGGAACTGTGAAGGTTATCAACGAAACTCAAACATGGGATTCGGGGTTTAAGAAAAGAGAAATTGTAATAACAACGGATGACCAATACCCACAAGATGTTAAGTTTGAATTTCTTAAAGATTCAGTTGAGTTATTAGAAGATATTAAGATTGGTGATGAAGCAACTATTAGTTTTAATATAAGGGGTAACGAATATAACGATAAGTATTATGTTAATTTAACTGGTAATGCTATTAAGGTTAACGGTAAGGTTAAAAATATTAAGGTTGTCATACCAGACCATTCAAATGATGATGACATCCCATTTTAATTATAAGATATGAGTAGAGTAAATATAGAAAACAGAGTTTACCGTTTAAAAAATGGTAAAAAAACTAAAATATCAGGGATAAATGAAACTCTTGACTTTAAAAATGGTCAAGAGTTTCATATTGTTGCAGATGTTGTTTATATGGGAGGATTTCCATTGCCAGCTGGGATGCAAAAACCTTTTATTGATTGGATATTAAAAAATAAAAATCTTTTTGTAGAAGATACAAGACATTTTTAAAATTTAAAATATGTTAAAAACTGGGTACGATTGGTGTTTAGAAGCTAATATAAGAATATTAGATTTAAAACATTTTGAAGAGGAATGGTATTATGAAAAAGGAGTTGATAAAGACTTTTTTTTGGAATGGTTAGGTATGAAAGAAGTTAAATCAAATTCCACACCCAGAAAAACAGATAAGTATTTGGAGTATAGAATGTATGGTTTAGTACCATACAATATATCTCCTATACAATCTGGAATACAGTATGGTCATGCTGTTGTTGAATATAGTCAAAATGTTATAGGTTCTGGAGACATAGAAGAACTATATAACAAATGGGCTAGAAAAGACAAAACATTTATTATACTTAATGGAGGTACAACAAATGAAGATAGTGAATCTAAATACTATGGCACTTTACAACAACATAGAGATGACTTAAGAGACAATGCTATTTTATTTAGCGAATTTAAAGAACCAGATTTAAATAACACACTTACAGCTGTTGTTTTTTTAGTTGATGAAAGGGTGTTTAATAAAGAGTTATACCCAGACTATGTTAAAATACCTTATCCATGGAAAGATAAAGGTAGAAAATACAAACCAAAAGAGGAAGAGATGGATAAGTGGGAAGAAGAAAACAACAAAAACTACCAACAATGGGTTTTGAAGGTTGGTGGAGAAAAGAATGTGTTTTTGCGTGATTTCCTAAAAGATTTTAAATTGGCTAATTAATTATAAATTTTAAATAAAAAAAAAGTTATGGGAAGGTATTATGACGGTGACATAAGCGGTGAACTTTGGTTTGGAGTACAATCAAGTGATGCCGCAGATAGATTTGGTGTTAAAGGTCAGGTTGACAAAGAATTATCAAAAGAGCTTGGTGAGGAATGTGCACCTTTATGTTATTCTTTTAAAGAAGAACATTTACCAAAAGTTATTGAAAAGATTGGGGAGATTGAAAAATTTATGGGTGATGAAAAAACTATGTTAGATAAATTTTTTGATGAAAGAGATTCATATAATTACGAAATTTTAGTGAAATACTTCATCAATGAAGGTGTTGAAGTTGATGAATATGTTGTAAAGAATATCTTACAAGATTATGCTGATTTAAAATTAGGATATGAGATTAAAGAATGTATTGAGAAAAATGGTTATTGTGGTTTTGAAGCTGATGTTTGTTAATATGTAAATTAAATAAACGGGTTACCACTTTCTTGTAAGTATTTAATGTTATCATCTATCTGTTTACATTCATTAAAAAAATCTAAAGCAACGATAGGTGGTAACTCAAACCACTCTTTACCTCCATCTGTAGAATATGGTTTATAACCACGATGTAAAGTTGCTTCAATTTTCCTATAATTTTCAGATTCATAAGTCTTTAGTAAAACCAACTCTCCAGAAGAACCAGTTTGCAATGAACGTAACCTATCTTCTGGGTTATTTTTTGTTACCCCCACTTTAAATTTTTCTGGGTTAGAAGACCAATCAGTTATTAAATATACAAAACCTTTTTTCATACTTAATTATACACTATATTATAAATTAGTAAATGAAAATTTTTGTTTTTATTAATATTATCCTTATATTTGTTTTATAGTAATTAATTAATATTTATAGTTATGACAACATTTGGTTTTATAGTAGTTTTTATTTTAATAGTATTAATAACTAGAATTGTAGAATACTTGATATTTATAAAGAGAGTGAGTAAAATTTGTAATGATTACGACTGGAAATACATTGATGACCATGGTTATCCAGTAATTGATGTTCTAGAAGATGAACATTATTACTTAAAATGTGAGTGGTCAGCATATAACTTTCTATTTATGAAAGGTCCTAGCCCACTAGAGATGATTTTCGGTTTTAAAAGACTAACAATAGAATCTCAGTATAACGAAAACTCGATTAAGAAACTTAAAAAATATGAAGTTATCTGAAATATATGAAGAAATGTTTATTAAGGATGCTTGGGATAAGTTAGAAGAAGCCCTTAATGAAACAGTATTACTTGAAGAGGGTAATGCAAAATTAGACGCGTTAATACAAGAAGCAGAAAGAGTTGTATTCAGTAATTTTGGTATTGATTCGAGTGAAAAAAAATACTTTATTGCTGGTTCAGCAAGATTATATCTTTATCCAGGATTGGTTGATTTTGTCAATGACCTTACAGAAAAAATGGATAAAGAATATGGGCCTAAAGCCCCTAAAACACCTACCGAGCCTGGTGATTTAGATATTGTAATACCTGGTAAAGATGACTGGGACAATTTAAAAAAGAACGTATCGGGTAAAGTTGATATGGATGTTTTTGAAAGTAACTTCAGTAAAAAAATATTTAGACCTAATGAGTTAGGGTTAACTAAAATGGATATTGAGGCTTTTGACGAATGGGCACCACAAAGAGCTGGTGGTGAATATGCTAACACAAAAGTTGATGATACCAGAAACATATTAAATAGGGCAACCAAATACAATGACCATTATTTCATGAATATGTATGATGTTATAAATTATAAATTCCAGATGGGTAGGACTAAGGATTTGAAAATTGCCCAATTAATAAACAGTTACATAACTAGAAGAGAAAAAAGGAGTAAGGAAGACCTTTTTAAAATACTATCTAGAATAATAAGAATGCGATACAACCCCACGACTGATAAAAAGTAATGAGTCAATCAATAAAAATATTACTTAACGAAGCTCTATTAATTAAATCATATGAAAATGAATTAAATGAGTTATTGGTTTTGTTTGAAGATGAAGGTCCTATAACATTTGAATGGGATATAGCTAAAGAAAGGTTTGACAGAGCTAAAAGTGATGTTAAAACACCTAGACAAGCGGAGTTATTCTTAAATACTCTGTTACAAAAAATAACAAACTTACCTAAATACATACGAATTAAAATGGTTAGATATATAGTTACGGGGCTTATAGGTTTATTATCTATATCTTCCGTATCAAATATGTTGAGTGCAAATGCACCAGAAATAAAAGATGAAATATTAATATCAGTAAAGAATAATAAACAACCAACCACTAAAGAGGTAGAAATAAAAACACCAAGCTCGGTGTCAGACAGTTTAATAAATTTTATAAAATACGAAGAGGGTAGCCTAAAGAACAAGGGTGAACCAGCACTTAAAGCTTATAAACTTGGTGACAGAATGGTAACAGTTGGTTGGGGTCACGCTGAAAGAACTAGAAAATCAAAATATAAACCAGGACAAATAATAACGAGACAAGAAGCTGAACAATTACTCAAATCTGACATAAAAAGAGCTGAGGATGCGATTAACGATGTACTGTCAACCTGGGACAATAAGGGTGTTGAATATAATATTAACCAAGATATGTACGATGCTATGGTCTCAATGGCGTTTAACATGGGTAGGAGCGGTTTCAGAAATTCTGATTTTATACAATTAGTTAAGAAAGGTAAATATAAAGAAGCTAAAGATGAAATAAAGAAGACTAGTAAAAGGTCTTTTAGGAAATTTCCTGGATTGAAAGATAGAAGAGAAAAGGAAGCTAATTTATTTGGTAGTGGATTAAATAAATTAAATAAAATACAAGGATGAAAGACTTAATAAAAAAATTGTTAAGGGAAAATACTGGTGAAAATAAGATGGTTTCTATTAATTATCTTAAACAATTGCTTAATAATACAACAAACAAAACTGCTAAAAAGATATTAAATCAATGGATTTCTATCGGTGGTGAAAAAATTTATTTAACACCTAGGCAACAGAATTTATTAAACGATATTAAAAGAGGTGGACCAAAACCAGGTATGTATGGTACTAAAAATTAAACTTTAAGTTTTATAACAGTATTTATATAAAAACAAATTATTATGACATTAGAACAAGTATTAGGAATCGTAAGACATAGTTTAACCTTCATTGGTGGTATGTTAATTATGAAAGGAACTGTTGACGCTACAGAATGGGCAGAATTGTCTGGTAGTTTAATCGCTGTTATTGGTGGTATATGGTCAATAGTAGATAAGAATAAAAAATCTGAATCTTCAGATAAATAATATTCTTAATTAAGGGGAATTAGCTCAGTTGGCTAGACTCTTTATGGGGCTATGGTATAGTTGGTTAACACAGTTGCCTTGCACGCAACAGTCCCCAGTTCGAATCTGGGTAGCTCCACAACTTTTTTCTCTAAACAATTGTTATTTAGAGAACTGAGTCATATTTATTAATATGGATAAAGAAGTATTAATAGAAATGATAGAAAATAAACTTTCTCAGAGAGAAATTGCTGAGAAGGTTGGAAAATCACAAACAACGGTAAGACACTGGTTAAAAAAATATGGACTATCAACCAGATACCTAAAGAAACCCAGAGATAAAACCCATTACTGCTACCAATGTGGTGAAGACAATCCAGAAAATTTTTATGGGAACGATAAACAAGTTTGTGCTAAATGTCACAATAAAAGAGTGATTAAGCTTGGTAAAGAGAAGAGGGAATACGCCATTAAACAACTTGGGGGTGAATGTAAATCTTGTGGATACAATAAATACAACCCTTCATTAGATATCCATCATCTAGACCCAAATAAAAAAGATTCTAATTTCTCATCATTGAGAGGTTGGTCATTAGAAAGGATAGATAAAGAAATTGAGGGGTGTATATTATTATGTAAGAATTGTCATGCTGCACATCATGCTGGGTTATTAGATATTTAGGTGCACGCAGAAGGTCATCGGTTCGACTCCGATATTCTCCACAAAAGATGGGTGGTTTTTTAACTACCCATTTTTTTTGTCCGAGTTACAATTAATTTTAAGCATAACTAACTGATTAACACTAGGTTACACTAAAATAAAAATTTTTATAACTAAAAACTTTATTTTTTACTTGTATAATTTAAAAAAGCTTCTTATATTTGTCTTAATTATTAATTTAAAATTTTAAGAAAATGTTTACAACAAAAGCACAAGTAGAGAAAAAGAGAAACGTGAGTAGAAAATTAGACACGTTAGAAACGTATTTAGAATCATTCAAGGCGGAAGGAACACCAACAACTATCATGCCTTATGGGGGTACATTAACTAAAATTATGTTAGTTAATTACACACCATCATTAGCAGCCAAAATTCTAGAAGACCATAATGATAGAAATAGAAAGCAAAACAAAAATAATATCAATTTTTTAACTAAAGAAATTGAGAATGAAAATTGGATTATGAATGGTGAGACAATTGGTTTTGATATTAATGGTAACACTAATAATGGGCAACACAGGTTAGCAGCAATTGTTAAGACTGGTATTCCATTACAAATCCTTACGATTACAAATCTAAGTTTAGAAGCATTTAAAACTATTGACACTGGAGCACTTAGGTCTGGTTCTGACGTATTAAGTATTGAAGGTGTTGCTAATTCTACACATATTTCAGCTGTGATTAAATTTATATTTGCATTTAAACATGGTAAATATAGTGCTAATAGACATCATCACAGAACACTTAGTAATAGTGAATTAATTGATTATTATTATGAATTAGGTGAGGATAAAGTTTATAAGTCTTACCAGTTTTATAACACTGTTAGAAAAAACAACTCTAACATTATAACACCAACACTTGTTAGCGGCTTTCATTTCTTATTAACTGAAATTAATCCAGAAAAAGCTGAAGAATTTTTAAAGATGTTGTGTCAAGGTATTAATTTAAGTTCAGATTCACCAGTAACAGCGCTTAGAAATAAAATTATTAAGTCTAAGGTTGACAAGACATATAAATTAACTAACGAAGAGTTATTAAAAAATTTAACATATGCTTGGGCTAAATTTATTAATAATGAAAAAGCTAAAACTATTAAGTTACCAGCAAATTATCAAATAAATTTAGTTAATCAGAAAAAACTAGATGTTTAATTTTTAAAATATGATAAAATATATGGGTAGTTAAAAAACTACCCATTTTTTTTTGTTATAAATTGTTTTTATAAGAAAAAAAAATTATATTTGTTTATAATAAAATTAAAGTATATGAAAAAATATAAAATTGAAATTTTTGGTTGGGGTTCAGAAATAGTGGTTGGGACCATAGACAGTGAAACTCTAGATGCAATAAACAATGCTATTGAAGAAAATGAGTTAGATGACACATCTGAGTTGTTTTATGATGTTTGGGAGTACGATGTTTCTGACACACTTACTGATTGGTATGAATATGATAACATATTCCACAGCTACGGACCAATACCACTAGATAGCAAGATAGTTCTTACTGATTTAGAGACTGGTGAGGAAGTATTTAGTAAACCCTTTGGGGAGTTAGTTAATTATGATGAAGCGGAATATGTTGAAGAATATCACGAAGTTGAAGAAGACGCCATACTCTTAGGTAGAACTGAAGATAAAGGATTAACATTCCAAACAGAGATAGAAATCGATGGTGACTTTGATGAAAAACTATTTACATTCAATTTAACTGGTGTAGAAGTAGAAGACGATGGTGAGTATACAATAGTTACTGATTTCAAATACGATGGTGAAGAGATATATAATGAAAACATGTCTACTGATGGTAAGTCTTTTGATGTTTATGTATATGAATAATCTTAGGTATTAAATTAAAAACAACTTATAAATAAATTTACACGTTATTTGTTGCTAAGGTTTATGCTTGAATGGTTAAGATTATCTTATTATAAACCATTATTTTATTATTACTTATTTGACTTAATATGTTTTTGTCATATATTTATAAGTAATATGATAAGTTTGTCATGTTAACAATAACGAAACCTGTAAAATTGTCTGTAAGAGGTGTTTGGTAAAATTTTTGAAATATTAAATAACATAATAAAATCAATTAAAAGAAAGTTTAATATGAGAGAAGATTTTGATTCGTTATTTAATAAGTTTTTTGGTAAGAAAAAAAGGTTGGAATCTTTTGATGAAGAGCAAGACATGCAACCTATAGACGATTTAATTGACAAATTAAATAGTTTTCACGTTGTAACGGAAGATACACAAAATAGTATTTACGAAAAAGATTTAGGTGAACCAGATGAAACTGAAAGATACGAGGAGGATGGTTATGTTTTTGAAAAAATGGTTTGGTATGTAAATGGTGGTACAGTTATAAAAGTTAATATGATTACAACACCTTTTGATGTTGAAAACATATATGAAGTTGAGGATAAATTATATTTACAACAAAAGCTTGATATGGCTGTAAATGAAGAAAGATACGAAGACGCTGTTATTCTTAGGGATAAAATTAAAGATTTAGAAGAAAAAGACAATTTAGATTTAGAAGAATAGCCAACTAATCCATTCCCACAGATATTTATATTATATGGGGTTTGATATTAACAAATATAATGGTAATACATTTCACGAAGATGAAATGATTAACAAAAAGATAAGGGCTTTATTGATTTGGTTTGAGTACCAGGTCTATGAAAATGGTTTTTCACCAGAAACTGAAATTGACTTACTCGATAGTATAATCAAAACTATGGCTAGTCAAGAATGGTATGAAGTTTCTGCATTTTTTAAAAACTTAAAGTTAATTAAGTTGAAAAATATGTTTGGAAAATGACAAATAATTAAATAAATAAAAACCCCAAACGCATGTTTTTATGCTTGGGGTTTTTTATTATGTTTTTAAGATACATTTATGGTATATTTGTAAAAAAAATATTATGGATTTTATTAAAATAGGTATTGGTTCTGCATTTTTATTTATATCACAATTATTAGTTTGGTTTCAAATATATGCACCAGTTAAGATAGAATGGTTTAAGGATAGAGCGAGTTGGTTTCCATATATAATGGCCATCCCAATCTCCTTTATGTTTATTAAGGGTGTTGATTATGTTGTCTTAGGTACTGGTGGAGTTATGTGGCCATCACGAATCATAGGTTTCTGTTTAGGTATAATATCTTTTGCTTTTTTAACATCATATTTCAATGATGAGCCGATAACATTAAAAACCACAATATGTATACTTCTTTGTGTTTGTATTCTAGCAATACAAATGTTATGGAAAAGTAACTAACTTATTCTATTTTTATAATATTTATATAATAAAATATATTATGAAATTATTTCTTTCACAAATTCAAGATATTGACAAGATGCCTTATTACCTTAATAGGTTAGGTGAGTTAAATATTGAAGATAATAATGTAGTATTAAATTACCAACTTAGTGGTAACACATCCAATAAGGGTATTGGTGGTGGATTAACTATACAAGATGGTGATGCTTTAGGTAATGATGTTACATTCAGAATAGGTTCCCTTAACACGTTAACTGATAGTAATTTAAATATAAGTGAATACACCAACGGTAGTGGATATACGAATTTAGGTTTTGTTACTGAATTAAATGATATTGTATTACAAAACACATCAACAACATCAATGGATGGTGTTAGAGTAATTAAAGAAAAAGATATTATAAATGGTGGTACATTAAATGGAGAAACAGCTTACAGTGGTAGTAATAGATATATGAAGTTCCTAGTTAAATCATCAGAACAAACTGGTGTAACTCCTTCAGTAAGTGATTTATTACCTGGTGAGTTGATGTTGAATATTGCTGATGGTAAGTTATTTACACTAAAAGGTGGTTCTGGTAATTATGAGGTTATTGAGATAGGTTCATCAATAAGTAATAACCCTAGTAGCGGTACTACTTCAGGTACAACATCTACGGGTACTACTTCAGGTACAACACCATCAACACCTACAATACAGAATTTAGTTTGGACTTCACCAGAAGGTGATAGCAACCAAGAAAGATATCCAGCGTATGGTTATTATGATTATTCACACTCTATGTTTATAATAAGAGCTTCAGAGTTAGGTTCTGGTTCTAAATTACTACATGGTTTAGAAATAGAAGTTGGTGGGTATACTAATGGGTATACATACAATAATCAAACAATAAAATTAGCTCATATAAGTGATTTAGAGTTTGGTGATAATGTTAAAGTAGATTTAACAAATATTAATGGGGTGGCTAATTTAACTTCAGTTAAGACTGGTTTTAATTGGACAATAAATAATTCAGGATATCAAACAATAGATTTTGACACTAATTTCGAATATAACGGAAATGATAGTCTATTAATCATTTGGGAAAATAGAGATAGTGATTGGGGTTCAGGATTTGGATGGGCTGAATGTCATTTTGATAACACTTATTATGATTCTTGGTTTAAATATCAAGACAATTCATACCCAACTGGATATGGTACTAAAGACCAATCATATAGACCTAACTTTAAATTAAAATATTAATTATGGGAATAGATAACCAAACTCTAGAAAATGAATTAAATAATTACGGTAGTGTAGTTATTTGTGGTGAGAATAATGTTAAATCATATATTGTGGTAATTGAGAATGTTATTACTGATGTAACAACACTTAAAACTATAATTGACGGTTATGTGTTAAATGACTTTCAAATACTAAAAGATATTAGATTATCTGATGGTGTGTTTAAATGTCTTTACGTTAAAAGTTAAATGTTGCTATAAAATTAAAACTTTAAAGAAAAAAGAATCAAGTTAAAAAGATGGACCAATTAAATAAATTGTAAATGACTTGATTTTAGTAATTAAAATGTTATATTGTACATATGAAAAATAAATTAATAATTGATGTGGATACTGAGAGAGAAGGTAATCCAGTTATGATAAGCAAACCAGAAGATTTTAATATTGAAGAAATATCATCATCTGTTGAAGGAATAAAAAAAATGGTAATGGATGATATGGTTACGATATGTAATGGTTTGGGTACATTAATAAAGTTAGGTGAAGATAATAATTATTTTTCTAGTGAAGAGACTGCAAAAATGTGTGTGAAATATTTACTAGATAATTTTATAAATAACAGTGATTGA